GTCTCCCGTAGGCGGATGGTTACCGCCCTGCACTCACCGTGTTTTAATACGGTGAGGTCCAACGGCGTTTGAGTGTTACGGCGCCGTACCGTGCGGTCTTTGACAAGTGACTCTTATCATTCAGAGGTTCAGCAGACTCCTCTAGTGATAAAAGGCATTTTGTCAAGGCAGAGTATCCGTCCAGTATATCTTTCCGATATACAGGACACGCAACCCAGGTCCTTACTTCAGGACGCTGGTACCTATGGTTCCATCTGGAGGATGAAACATAGGGCACAAAGGATACTTTACCTAACCCCGCACACCTATCTCCAACTACTGGTAGTTCACCAGTAATCGACTCCACGATTCTAATCATGAAGTCGGCAGTCTTCCAATAACCTCTGCGAAAGAAGTTATTCGAAGCTTTGCACCAGGAGATCAGTGCTTTCGGGTCCCGCTTGTTGCTTGGACGCATATGACGTACATATGTTGGTGTAACCACATATCCGTCATACGCATCGAGTCCACAAGACTCTCTGAACTTTCCAGTCCAGAAAGACTTGTTCTCATTTACCTTGAGATAGTACTTGCTCAGGTAATCAGCAACAAAAGCAGCATCGTCAGTGGGGATGATAATATCATCACCGTAGACGTAGACATCCCGACTAACCTTTCGGATAGTATGGAATGTCACAGGAAGGTTGCGTTTTTCGATCAAAGCCGCTATACAGATTGTATAGAAGTACATGGCTTCGACTGGAAAACACAGAGCTGATCCCATAGAGGCAAACTTCTTAAGATGAAGTATATCACCATTAGGAAGTTTTGCTCTTCTCGAGCGACATGAGAATATTGCTCCCTGTAAATCAGGGTTGCAATCGAACATTCTCATAGAAAGTGACAGAGGAACTCTATCACTAGCTGAAGAGAGGTCTATAGTAGACATCTTTCCATCCCTCGAGGCATTAAGCGCCAATTCGCGATTAACACTCTGGTCTGTGAAATTCACATGACCTTGCGTTAAATGCGAACGTTCAAGAACCTTAACCAGAGTTCTTGAAATTGCCTGTTGTGCATATTGCATGCACACCGGTTCAATTGCGATAATGCGGGGTCCTTTGAGGGTTTTTGGTACTGTGATAACCTTGACTGGTTGCTCACAGTCCGCAGGAACGTCAGAGACTTTCTCGAACTCCTCTGATTCAAATGCATTCTCCGAGGAGAAAGCGTTATGAAAAAGAGGGAAGTAAGGTTCGAGTCTGGCGTGCCACCTGCGATGAAGGAACTTCTGGTTTCCAGTAATTCCTTCAACAGTCGATCCAGGTCCATGCTTTGGGGTACAGTCCCAGGGAGAAATATCTCCCAGAGTAGTGCTCCAAAGTATATCAGAGATACTGACAAAGGTGTCAATATCCCCAGGATCAAGGTCCACCTCAAAGATTTGCTCATTTTCGACGAATCCATTGATTGCATTTTTCGAACGAGAGTTCGAGCATGCAATATTGAGCTTTTTGAAAGCATAAGACATTTGCCTAATGCCATCAATAGCCGCAATGTTGGGTTCATTGTAAATCCTTCCTGTACCTTGGTCGAACACTAGACTGACAATACCTTGCCAAAAGGCAGGGATTTGTCCATTCTTCCTAAAACTACGGAAGAGTGTTGAGTCGATTCGCTCTCCGGCTAGGCTTCTCTCGAAGTCAGCGCCGAATTGCGGAAGAGTTATCGTAAGAAACGATAAACCTTCGTGTTTGACCCGTGATCTTATAGTCTCAAGATCACGTAAATCAGGCTGTTCAACTGCACACGCGCTACATACATCTTTATAGATGCAATGTAGCAACTCAGCAAGGTCACTTACGTGGCTTTTCATGCTTCCTCCTATCGGGGGTAAGCAGTCCAGCCATGAAAGTCGCCAATCCTGAGCGAACTCGCTTACAGTCTACCAGCGGTTTGCGCGGCACCGATATGGTGCCGCGCGGAATGGGACTAGTGCTGAGAACTCAGCACTTTGGTCACATTCGCCGTTGACAGCCAGGTGCTAAAGCCCTGGACGATGTCGTCTAGTTCGTCGTCGGAAAAGCCGTATTCAGGCTCATCGATTACGAGATAGACCGATCCGACCTTATACTCCGAAACGGAGGTAAGGGGATCCGTAGCAACAACACGGTTGTCGATACGGATCATTCGTCGCGTCCGATCTTTGGATTCGAGATGACTGATCGTCATCTTGAAACCTTCATCGGCCGTGGCATAGATCGACTTCGTACCCTCAGAATAAACTTTATTCAGAGTGTAGGGAGTGGAATCGACTGTAAGTGTTTGTGGATCGGCAAAAGACATGGTTGTCCTCCTGTTAGTAAAGACTACTGACTGGTTGATGACTTTAGTCGATCATAGCATAGTCAACTCTATGATTTGTACGATCTAAA